TTTAGGTCAGGAGTGCGATTATCTATTTTATGCTTACCCCTTGTAATATGGGATAAAATGGTTATATTAGTATTATGTTAAACACTAAAGAAGAGATAAGGAACGAAGCTAGCGAAGAATGCGGCAGAGTTCCTTCCGTCGACAAGAAAACTAGAGCAGCAGCTGAGGAGTACATGAGACATCAGTACACCGATAGATCAGTTGACTTAGCTTTAGCTTGTTATTTTAAAAACAAAGATACTGAAGCAGTTGTGACCGATACAAGGGTTAATGATCTTGCTGATGGTATTGTAGAACTCTACAGGGCAGTAACTAAAATAGACGACAACTATTTATTAACACTCGCAAAAGACAAAAGATTTAAATGTATTGTGCAAGTGGCCAACTTACTTCCTGAGCTAGAGCAATCTATAAACTCCGAAGGTAGCAGAGATCTTTACGGTATCTATAAATCAGACGAAGACAAATAAAAGGGAGCGGGAGGCGAAAGCCTCCCGACTATTCAAATGTACGCATTAATCGATTTAATATTTTTTCTTATGCCAGTTATTGCAATCGGGTGTTTGTTGGCATTAATCAGGCTTTTCTATTTTGTTTTCACGGGTCGTTGGCTTTGGGATTAAATAGCTTTGTCGGGCATCGGGTCGGGACACATGTAAAATCCTGACCCGATGTTTTATATACGATCTAAGTAATAGAAAAGACTTCTAATTTTGGCTAAACTTGAAATATGGGATAAAATGATTATATTAATAGTATGTTAAACAACCTAGAAGGAACAAATAAAATGAAACTACTAAGTAAAATATGCAATGTAAAATATGCAAATTCAACTGGTGAAACTAAAATCTATACAGTTATTAGAGCTAATAAATCACATCAAGATTTAATGGTTGATAGATTTAAAAACAAAAATCCCGAGGATTATATTGTTGTTAGAGGTATGAATAAAAACTCTAAAGACTTTATGACTTGGAAACGAGCAAATATATTAGAGGTGCTATAATGAGTGTTAAATTTACAGATTGGGTTATTGACCAGCAAGAAAAACAAATCGAACAAATCATGCAAGATATTGAAAATGTTCGAGGACCTTTAGCGGACCAAGAAGCTTTATACGAAGAAGCTTGGGAAATTTGGGAACAACAAAACGAAACGAGAGAGGGTTAATCATGGCTAATAATAAATTAATTAATAAATCTACCTTAGAGCGTATGTCTAAGGTAGAGCTTGACGCTCTTAATAACTTGTTAGATGGTAACGCTACCGAGCATGAGAGAGATATATTAGAGAAGGCAAGCGATAGATTTATTCACTTGTATTCAGGCGAGGTATTAGGGAACGAAGACTAGGTTCCCTAGAACCATTCTAAAGTAACGGGGTTGCATTTTTGCAACCCCCCCTCCACCTAGATTCACAATTAAGGTTCAGCGGAGCTGAACCTAGTTTATGACATACAATCACAAATTTTAAATCTTTAGGTTCCCTAGCCCTTTCTATTGACATTTGAAAAAAAATAATTGAAATTGAAAACATGAATCCAAATTCAAACATGCAAAATAGAGGTCCTCAAAATTTTATGCAACAAGGACCTATGAACAATGCAACAAGTGGTGGTCAAGCCTACAACTTCATGTCTGGTGGTAGACCAACGCAGCAACAACCTTATATGCATCCGGCAACAAAGCCTCCCCAAGCACAAATGCCACCTGGCGGTCAACGACCTCCAATGCCTATGGGTATGATGATGCCACAAGGTATGCCAAACAGACCAATGAATCCTTTTGGCCACCAAAACCCACCACCGCTTCCACAAGGAACACAAGTTCCACCAAACATGGAAACAAAATCTAGCATCACAGATCCTATTGATATGAATAAAATATCTAATTTTAGTGTTTATTTAAACTCTTTAAAGAATCCTAGACAGCTTCAAAACTATCCAGACATAAATGTATTTAATCCTCAGTTTTGACATTTTTTTTAG